CAAGCGGTTCACCATTTGCACCCGTCAACTCTGCGTTTTGGCGGTTCTTCCAATGGTCGGGGTCGCCGTTGGTCAACACAAAGATGATTGCGCCCGTGTCCGGTGCAATGTGCTTCGTTGTGGTGATTTGCTCCTTGATTTTCGGGATTGGTGTCTTGCCGTCCGCTTCCATCTTGCCGGATGGTATGGTCGTGACCTTGGTTTCCTTGGCATCGTAACCCTTGATTTTCTTCAACAAGGATTTCTTTGCTTCAAGAACCATCATTTCCATTCGCTCGTTCGCGGCATCTTCAAGGGCTTGCGCAAACTCCGGGTGGTTGTCCCGCCAATCATAGAACGCTTGCCGTGAAATGCCGACCTTGGCGCATATCTCGCCAATGGTGAACGTGTCGGTTTTCACGAACCCGATGATGCGTTCAACGGTTCTTTTGTTGTACTTTGCCACTTTTGCCATTTTTAATTTTGTCAAGTTTGTAATGCAAGTGCAATGCAAGTGCATCGTTACTCTTTCAATTCACACTTGAATCCCCGGTCTTGCAGTTCTGAAAAAAGCAAGGACAACTTCGTCACGTCCCCGCATTCGACAATCAACCGGGTTGAAATCACTTTCTTTCCGCCCTGCTTTTCCTCTCCATCGCCACCATTCCCGGATTCCGTGTTCACGCCCCAATCAGACGGGTCGAAATCAAACTTTTGGGCTTCCTGCATGATTAGGTCGGTGTTGAACTTCAAGTTCGCGTCCGATGTCGCGTTGTCAGCAAGTGCCATTTCGCGGCCTTGGGCTGAATCAAGGTCAATGTCCGTTCGCTTGACGGCGACAAGTTTTGTGCCGTCTGTCTCAACGATGATGACATCATCAAGGCCGACATTGGCGCAATTCTCCGTTGTCTTGTTTCCGGCGATGATGCGGTTGTTCTTGTCAAGTAGGATGGAACGACCCGCGCCGAACTTGCGCAAGGATTCTTCAATCAAGTGTTGGCCGTACTCCGTCCCCTCGTTGAAGTTCTTATCGTCCGGGATAAGTTGTTCGATGCTTGTTTCAATAATCTTTGCCATGATGTCAGAAGATTAAATTGTGAATGATGATTGTGAAAGGACATGCCGCCAATGCGCCAAGGTCTGTGAAAATGATGTCATAAAGTTCGACCGTTCCGTGACCTTTGGAATCCCACCATTCTTTGATGAACGCGGCAACACATCCGGCAAGGATTCCGGCGATTGGGTTAAATATCCCGACAATGAATGAAATCACGAATCCGGCAATGAAGTGTTTCCGCTTGTCGGGTTCATGCCACATGGATTTGATGCTTCCAAACATGCCTTTGATGTTTTCCCATGTGTCGGAACACCAAGACATGAACCGTTCTTTCAATGATGGTTCTTCAAATACCCGTTCGGCTGCAATGAACACGGGCGGTTGCGTCTTGCCGGACATAACGCCAAGCCAAATATCTTGCCCGAATAAGACCTTGATGCGTTCACGGAAAGACAAGTGCCACTTTGATACACATTGCTTGCCGTCACTCCAAACGTGAAGTGACGCGCATTCTTCATCGGTCATTGTTCCGGGCTTCTGCAATACCTTTGTGGATTGCGGGAAATCAATTGGTTTCATATTTTTCGTATTACGTTTTGAAATCGGGTGCAAAGTTAAGGGATGTATCACAATGATACACCCCTTTGACCCAAAAAGATACGAATGAGTTTTCAACAAATCACAATCCCGGCTTTCTCACTTTAATGCGGATTGGTAGGGCTGCATATTGCCACGCAAGCAATATCGCGTCCCGTTCATCTTGGTTTGTCCGCTTCGTGATTCCCGTGAAGTAGGCAAGTTCTTCGTGTGTTATCTTGCCATCCTTTCCATGCCAATGTTTGACCAATGGGATGTGTTCGACAACACGGATGCCAAGGAACTTGCAGACCTCGACAATCTTGTGACCCGTTTCGTGATTCCGGCCAACGTCATAGCCCTTGCGGGCTGCTTGCGACTTGGAATCATGCAACATCAAGTGCCAATTGCTCTTGTTCATCCATCCGGCTTCGACAACGACAACCATTGTTCCCGTGTCTGCCAAGGATTCCTTTGTCGCCCGGATTGTTTCAAGCACATGCGGGAAATCCATCGCCCCGAACGTCAAATCCCTTGTCTTTGGCCGCAATGAGCAAACGCCGGACTTGGTGACATCCGGGTCAATTGCGATGATGACATCCGGCTTTCTTGTATCGGGAATTTCAATCATTGTCCTTGTTCTTTAAGAAGTGAAGCAACCTTGCAGCCGGGCGAATCTTCTTGAACGTCTTGACGGTGTGCCAAAACAGAAACGAACGGACTTGAACGATATATCTTGTCACAAAACATGATTCGTGATACAACGTGTTATCATTCCCGTTGTCATACATGTCATAGATGACCTTTCGGATTCTGTAATTCTCACACATACGCATTCAGTTAAAAGGGTCTGTCATCGTTTTCTTTCTTCCCGCACAACTGAATTTCGGTCACGCGGACATCGCAAGCCGGATGGATGTTTCGGTTGGCATCCGGCCATGTGCGCATTTTACCGTCACCACGGACGTACACTTGTTTTCCGGCTTTCAGATATTGCAGCAATCCGCCGCCATCGCCGTTCAAGGTGCAACCGAACCATTCCGTTTCTTCATGGTCAACGCCTTGGTTGTCTTTCCATTTCTTTGAATGTGCCACGCTGAATGACACAAATCTGTTTCCGCCGTTCTCAACGACACGGGCATCTTGTCCGATGTTCCCGATGATTTCAACTTTGAACATAATCTTTTGTTTTTTTGGGGTTGTTATTATTCAATGACTTCATGCCATTTCTCTTTTGCTTCATCGCCGTGCCATTCGGCGACAAGAACCTTGTCTTGGTATTTCTTCAACGTCTTTTCGTGTCCGTTGTAGTAGTATTCAATCAAGGACGTTCCGTTGTTGTACTCGCTTTTTGCGTTCATTTGTATTTGCTTTTGATGCAAGTGCATTGCAAATGGATTGCAAATGCAATGCAAGTGCATCGGTTAGACATCAATATTTCTTTCCGTGAAGTACCGGGCGGCTTTCATTGTACTTCATTTTGTGCCGGACATGCCATTCAAGGTTTATATCCTCGGACTTTGCCCAATTTGTGATGTAGTCAAGGCCGAATTGAATGCGTTTGTGAATGCTGATATTCCCTTTCGACAACCCCTTGACAAGACCAAAGGCGTTTTCGGTCATGCTGAATCGGTCGAACGCCCGGTGATAGCGACACGGGTTCATCTTGTCGAAGTCAACTTCAAGTTCCCCGGCAAGGTCGCAAAGCCGGATGAACGTGTCGGCAAATTCATCTTCGATGGTGTCCTTGATGAATTGTTCAAAACAGAACCGCCAATGCGATTCGGCGTGTCCGGGGGCTTGTGGCGTGTCCTTTTCCTTGGTGAACATGGCGACATTCGCCCGCTTTCTTTTTCTGTCTGCTTCGATGATTTCCGCAATCTCGGTGCAAGTAAGCATCAAACAATGTTCGTTCGACACGCGCACATCCCAAAAGCCGTGCTTCACGGCGATTTGATGGGCTTTCTTTGAATATTCGTTGTAGTTCATATTGATTGGTTGTTATGTGAATAATTCCGTTTGTTGTGGCATCGGCCTTTTCTCGATGATTGCTTTTGCCCTCGCAATCTCGTTGTCAATTTCTCTTTCAAGTGCTTTGCTTTTCGCAAGGGTTGCGCCGTTGCGCGTTCTGAAATATTCCTTTTGCGCTTCGCGCATTTCTGTCACTTTGTCGAAAAATTCCTTTGGATTCATAGTTCAAATAAGTTTGGTTGTGCCGGAATTGACAAGATGCGTTCATTCGCGGCTTTGTAAAACTCTTTTTTAATCTCAAACCCATACGCCCGGCGCAACAGATTCTTTGCAGCCAAAAGCGTTGTTCCACTTCCGGCGCAAGGGTCGATGACAACATCCCCTTTGTCCGTGAATATCTCGATAAGACGTTCAAGAAGCGGAACGGGCTTTTGTGTGGGATGAACTTTCGGTGTCCGGGTGTCTCGCGTCCAATCCATGCAATTGAAAATCATACCACCCCCATTGTTGAACTTCGGCAACTTGTCCCGGTATAGTAGAACACCATATTCGCAATTGCCAACAATCTTCATGTTTGCTTTCAGAACTTGGGCGGAAAAGTTCTTTCGGAAAACCAAATTGATGTAATGGTTGAACCCGTAACGCTTGCCAAGTTCGATGTATTTGAATTGTTGTTCAAACTCACAAAAGACTATCATGCAAGGTGCTTTCCCGGATTCCTTGGGTTCTTTGACAAGCATCTGCGAACAAAAGTGCATAAATTCAGCCGGGCGGAAATCCTTGTCGGTGTCGAAGAACTCTTTTCCGGCCTTGTCTGATTCCCCGTTCTTATTGTCGCCGTCAACATACCATGACGGGTTACTTGCATAGGCATTCACGCCCAAGTTATATGGCGGGTCGGCAATTATCAATTGTGCCTTGGGGATTCCATAAACCTTGAAGTTTTGGAAATGGTCATTGTACAATTCGATTTGATTCATTAGAAATAAATGTTTTATAGTGATACACTTTAATGCAAAAAAAATTACTTTGACGCGCGTTTTAATTCGCGCTTCTTCCATTCGTCAAAGACTGCATCGGCAATGTCGCAAGCATCAGACGCAATCCGCTTTTCGTTGACAAGATGTTTGGGGTCAATTACTGCCGGGATTGCAGATAAAAGGATTTTGAACCGAATTTCCTTTTCAAAATTGGCTTCAAGAATTTCGACAAGCGGTGTTTCGATTCTTTGCTTGGTTTCATCAATCAGTTCGATTTCTTCCGGCTTGACTTCAACCGGGTTTCCCCAAGAATCGCATTGTTCAAGGGTGATTCTTGCATATTCGGCAATGTTCACAATTTCATTGGTCGCCTTGATTCTTGCTTTCATATATTTTATTTACTTGTTTTGCTTAATATACTTTGTACTTTTTCAGCAAGCCCCCGGAAATAGGGATTGAACTTCACTTCATCATCGAACTTGTTCAATAGGTGAAGCATGGATGAATGGTCGCGATGAACGAACTTGGCAATCTGTGTCAACTTCATCTTGCGTTTCCTGCAATGGTACACGAAAAGCATCCTGGCAAAGAACCCGTCACGCTTGCGCGACTTGGTGATGTATTGGTCGAACCGCATCCCGGTTGCTTCTTGGATGGCCGCTTGTATCTGCAAGACATCTTGGTTCGTCTTGATGACATCGGCTTCAAACATTACAATCTTGTTTTCCCGGTTGGCGAAGTCAAATTCATGTCCCGCGCCGCGTGATGACTTCCAATCCCGCAACATGAAGATGCCATCGCACCCGTCAAGGATTTCAAGGTCACGGCCAAGGTGACGAATCCAAGGCGCATTGTGTGGCAATCCGTTGTTCAACGGGTTTTCAACTTCAAGACCTAATGATTCAAGCAAGTCTTGCGCACTTGCGAACTTCTCAATGGCGGCTTGTTCATCGGCGGGGTCTGATATGTCTCCGATTTTGCCGGAAATGTATATCTTCATGGCTTCACGTTTTGTTGTTCATATAGGAACTTGTTCACGAAATAGACTTGGCCTTTGCCCGTCACCTTGGTTGTCGTTCTGACCTTGGTAGATGAACCGACTTGGATTGTCACCTTGCGCATTTCAAACAATCCCATTTCGGTTGCGCGTTGTGTCGGTTGGTTGTATCGTTCGCCGGACGTGCAAAGGTATTCATTATCGCGCATCCATTGGAAAAGTCGCTTTTCCCCGATGGCGATGCCGTT